AAGTTTCTTCTGATATTCTGAATCAGCGGTTTCTGATTCAATAGCCGGCTCAGCTGTTTGTGCTTTTTCTACAACCTCTGGTTTTGAATTTTTAACTTTTAGAGATTCCGCATGACTTTCTGAAGGCTTTTCTTCTTCGACTTCTTCAGTAGGCTTATTTAGAAGTTTTAGAATGTCTTCCGCAAACTCACCACCGCTGATTTTAATAATCGCGCAGCAATGAGCAAATGCATTATCAAAACTTGAGTGAACTTGGCCATGCTGGAGCATGCGCAATTGTCCTTTAGATCCATTCCACTTAAACTGCTGCACACCTAATTCAACAGTTGGGCTAGGGTAAGAGCAAGTAGAACCTTTTTCTGGCGCAACTCTTAATGGTTCTGGTACCTCAAATTCACCAATAAAAATAGTTCTAGGCTTTAATTGAAATTCGAATTTATCAAAAACATCAAAGCCAAAGTCATAAGGGTTAAATGGTTCCCAGCCATTACGCTCAGTATTATTTACTAAAAGTAATTCACCGTTGGCCCAAGCAAGTTTGGCTTCAACTTTATTTAGAATTTTCATGCTGTCATCCCCGTTTTCGCTAAGGTTTCAATTTCTTGTTTAACTGCAGTTAGTTTTGCCGCTTCAATTTGGATCAGGGCATCTATGCCGAAGTGCTCACAAACTGTTTTTACATCGAGGCCACGTTCAGCAATAAAGTTTTGAAGTTCATCTCTTTGTTGATCTGAGATACCGTTAAATTCTGGTGGACTAATCCAAGTGCCACGTTGTTTATCAAACGTGCAATTCAATGCTTTAGCTCTCATTAACATTGCTTGGCGCATGTTCTGGTAATACATGTGTTCTTTATCAAGCGACTCAGTTAATTGATTAAGGTCACCTGCATGCTCAGCTTCTTCACAGCTTTGTTTCCAGTTTTCTAGCTCTTCTTGGGCTTTAGCTGCTGCAAGTTGTGCAGGCGTTAAGGTGTTAATGTGATCTTTAGCTTGAGTAATCAGGTCAGCCAAGAAAGTAGGATGTGCTTTAAGATCTGGTACCCATACTTCACCAGTTTCACCACCTAAAGCACCTGAGTTTTTCGCATGATGTGTAGGCGAGGGTTTAAAATTAATAACGCGGGCATTTTTACCTTCACCTGTAGTAACAGTTGTTAGATAACCCATCACATCTGCGATACGGTAAAGCTCGTTACGGTTTTTACCACCTAGATCTGGTCGGTAAATAATTTGATCACCGTTTTGATCTTCTGAAGCGTGTGCAATGAAAACAACGTCTTTACCTAAACTGATCAAAGTATTGATGTATTGCTTGAACGTTTGGTTCGCTAATCCTTGAGCCTTTAACTTTAAAGAACCATCTTTTTGACGGTTATTTGCCGTAAGTAACAGGTGGGTTTTAATGCATTCAAGCATTGCACCCACGGTATCAATGACTACGGTTTTATAGGGTGCTAAGTCCTGCGGCGTAAGGTTTGCAACATCACTCCATTGTTGAACCTGTACAACCGCACCTCGACGTAATTCACCAGTACGGTGAGCACCACGGTCAAAGTCAAAAGAAATTGCTTTTTCCGCAGTAAAGCCCATCGATGATTTACCTAAACCCGGATCAGCGTATAGGTACACAATAATTGCTTGAACTAATAAAGTTTGGTCAGCAGTAATAATCGGTAGAGCCATTTTTATTATCCTTATCTTGAGCCAGTGAAGCCGCGCTTAGTTTTATAAGCTTTGCGGTCATAGGTAGGGATATTTGTTTCACGCAGTTTTATAGCGAGCTGCTTTCTGCGTTGAAAATCGATTTCTTGTGTGAGTTCATTCCAAACTTTCGGATATTCAGTTTGGAACTTAGACACATTTAAAGGCGTCTTAACTCCGTCTTTAACTTTGTAAAGAACTGAGCCATTAGCATTAGATGCGTACACTTGCCAGCCAATGCGAACAGAGTAGAGGCCCTTATCATCACGACCCAAATAAGACTTGTAGCCGTCAGGGTGTTTTTTGAAATTAGTCATCTTTAAGCCTCCACCAACTTGTTACGTTCGATGAAGCCTTTTAAAGGCATACGTAAGCGGGCTAGGAGCATCTACAGGTGAGACGTCCTTAATATTTAAAGGAATAATTTCTTTGCGATATTTAACTAAAACCACATCACCTTCACGGCAATCGACAATTCCTTCTTTTGAAGAAAAACGAGCAGATTTAGAAGATTGGGTTACTCTGCAAAATGAAACCTCATCACCAGCTTTGATTTTTGAACGGTCAACAGGAATCATCTTCTTGCAAGTAGGGCAGTTGTAATCTTTCATTAGGCTGCCTCCACCAACTTGTTACGTTCGATGAAGCCTTTTAGAAGGCTATTGATGTTGCGGATGTCTTCAAATTCGGTGAAATCGTTATATGACTTACCATTAATGTCAGTGATTTCATTTACTGTGAGTTGGGTAATATCAACAGTGGTGAATTCAGAACCCGGAACGCCGTAGCTGTCTGGATGAGCTTCAAAATCAAAGCTAACGTTTAAACGGAAGCTATCTAATTTAATTACAGCAACTCCAGAATGCTTACCTGTGATTTTTGCGGTTAACACGCTGTAAGTACTTGGTTGAGTTTTAGGTGTAAAAAGAGTAGGTGCGTCTTTTGTTTGGAAAGCTGGTTGCAATTGGCAAGCAACTAAAGAACCACCAGAGATTGCAAGAGCAGCCATGCTGACAAATGCAAATGAGTTGAAAGGGGTAGCTTTTACGTTCATAATTAATCTCGCAGTTTGCAAAAGCACATCGGAAGGTAGAGAGTCGATGTGCTTTTTTATAGTCTACGAGGTAAAGATTACTTTACAAAATTAAATATGTAAAGTGTGATTTACAAAATAATGTAAACTAAACTAAACTAAACATTTTATTTTGATAAAAAAGAAAACCCACCGTGGTGGTGGGTTAGGTATAGTATTGAAATGGTTAGGCTACTTCTTTTTCCCACCCATATATCTCACTTGCCAGACCTTCTAGAGATGTTGAGCTGTACAACTCAATACCTTGTGGCTTCAATGTACTATCTAATTTGTCAACAATCTCATCGATCTGTTCGATTCTATATGGTGTTAAGTGCTCCAGATTGTCGCTATCAGGTTTTAAAATAAATAGATATGGTTTCTTTTTTAAGTGATCTGATGCTGTTCTTAAATCATTGATCGCTTGTAAGTAATCAATTCTAATTCTTGCTGGATCAGAAAATACAACACTTGCCCAATTACCAACAGCATCACTATCTACAGGTCTTAAAGGAGCATGAATATTTTGATTATTGATTTCAATATAGCGAGAGCTTGGTATAAGTTTATTAAAGCTAAATCCATCATGATCTTGCCGCTTTAATTCATCCAATAAACTATTACTGAGCTGTTGAAAGTTAAAAGCATTAAATCCTGAGTTTTTTCTTTTTTTAGCAATAATAGGACGACCCAAAGGAACAGCTATATCAAATAAATGATCAATAAGCTGACTTCCGCTTTTGCCTCGAATAAACCCATGATTATCAAAAATCAATTGACTTGATAATTCTAGGCAGCCTTCATTAGCCCATGATTCTGCAAGTTTTGTAATGCGTTGGGCATGAAATTTCATCTCCTCACCAAACATACATGAGAATCTATTAAAGCTATCACCATCAATAGTGCGAACAAAAATCTCATTTTCTGTTTTCAATACAACACCAAGATTAAAACACTCGCGTGTTGTTGGATCTGGCGTCCACTTTATTGTCATCCATTCACCAGTTAATAAAGGTGTTGTTTTTGCTTTAGATAGACGTTCAAGTAAAGACATTTAAGCCACCAGTCCTATTCGATTGGCAAATAGTGCACTAGGTTGTTGGCAACGGTAGTGCAAAAAATCAAATAAATGATCCAAGTATCTTGGATGATCAGTTTCAGGTATGTCTGAAATTTCAAGAATATTTTTCCACCAGGTGAGTAATTGCTTTTGTATAGAAATAAAAGCTTGCTCGTGCTCACCAATAGCTTCTACTGCTTTACTTTTAACTGTAAAAGTTGTTTGCTGCTTAATAGCATTATGCTGATCGAGAATATAAAGCAATTTATTGAAGAAAAATTGACTTTTGTCAAGCTGAGTTAGATTTTTTATCCAATCTATTCTACCTAGAATTTCTCCATGATCTATTACTCCCATGTTGCCATTTCCTGTCATCACTAGATTTCCAATATTCCGGTCATCATTTGCAATGAAATCATCAAAAGCGATTATTTGAGGAATATTTTTTTGATCACATATTAATGAAATTGCATTAATATATTTATTTTTTGTGTCTTCAATATTTCTCTCTAGAGAAGCTTGGGATTTATTAAGTTGAAAGATTCCAGATACGCTTTGCCCACATTCAGAAGTAACCCATGCCCAGGTCTCAGATTCTTCATTAGCAGTATTTAGCCCATAATCAGCATAAAACAATTGGTTTAATGGCATTAGGGCAGCACTATCAGGCTGAAATATACCCAAAGCATTACCTATTAAAAATCCAGTCAATTCATTGAATATTTTTCTTATCCTGTCCTGTTTTGGATACACCTTTACGTAGCACTTACGCAATGACCCATCATCCCATTCAATACTAGCTTTTCTTGTTGCTCCCATCACCCCACCACTAATTAACTCATGAGAAGTTATGTATGCAGTGCTAGGTAAGACAGTTATACTCATTTGAATTCCCTCAATAATCTATAATAATTTCCCCGATCAATTCTAAAATTCTGCGTCGGGCCACGTTTTTTATCAATTTGGTCTAGTTCTTCTTTTTGCTCTATATGTATATCGCATGCAGTCAACCACTTGACCTACGAAATAACAATGCTCATCCAAAGGAATGATATTTGGTTCAAATTTAGGATTTAGAGCCTGTAGATAACGAGATCCATCTGTCTCAATAACAAGCTTTTTAAAAGTTGCATCTTCAAATCTTCGGACCACAACCATATCGCCAGATTGCATGTCACTGTAGTAAACATCTGGGTCAACAAGAATGTAATCACCCTCTAGAAAGTCAGGTTGATTACTAACGCCTTGAACTTTTAGATAAAAACAATTAGTGCATTCATCAGGTAAAGGGAGCCACTCTTCAACCATTGATAGATCAACTGATTGCACATTGGTAAAAGTTCCAGCTTGAACCCATGAAAGAACAGGTGCTAATTTTGCTACTTTCTTGGAGACATTATTATCAATTTTTGTAGCATCCATTTTGTTGCTTTGACCAGCAAGCCAATCTTTAGAAACCCCCAAAAACTCGGCAGCTTTTACTAAATTTGAGCCTTCAAGTTCTTGTGTTGGCCCATTTACCCATAGCCCGACATTAGCTCTACTAACGCCTGCAAATCTAGCTAAATCAGTATTCTTGAATCTTTTACCTGTTTCAGACTCATAGTGTTTTATAGCTAAAGACATTCGCTCTTGTAGAGTGCTCATAGTGTAAATCTCATGGCTATTGCCATATGTAAAATGTAAAGAAATCTTAACTTTTCATTTGCAAAGCTTGCTAAACATTTATTCGTAAAGTAGACTTGACAAAGTAAAGTTGAAGTTAGGAATTAATATGCGAATTGAGATGAAAACATCAGATGTTTTGGCTCGGTTCAATGCGCCAAAAATCGCAAAAATCTTAAAAATTAGCCGTCAAGCAGTTTACCAGTGGGGTGAATTTGTGCCTGAAGCTGCTGCTTTTAAGCTGCTTGAACAAGAACCAACACTACCATTTAAGAGAGTTTCATGAGCCTTGAAAAAGAAGATCTTCGTTTGAAGATGCTCCCTGACATGATGGAGCGTTTGAGATTGATCTCGGATGTCCGAGGTAAAGATTATGCGCATCAAGCCGTAATCCTCTTAGAGAAAGCCATTATGGGTGAATATCATGAGGTTAGCTTAATGCTTGAAAGAGCTGAAAAAAATAGGAAGAAAAGGGAGCGTTTAGGATTACTAGGGAAGATCGGGGTAAACCCAGAATCCCAAATTCTAGAAATTAAAAAAGCCTGATGGTCGAGATCAGGCTTCTAGGCATTCAAATGAGGTGGATCAAATGAACACGAATAATCTATCAAATCAAGAACAAATAATCCAGAGCTGGTTTGAACCGGCTCTCCACACACTTAAAGCATTAATCAAAAAGTGTGAAGAAAACCTAGAGCGAATCAAAGCTGATACTAAAAATGCAGCTGTAAAGCGAGATGAATTTAAAGAGGTTTTAGTGCGTCAGCATCGTATTACGTACAACCATGCTGAGGAAATTATTAGAAGCCTTAGCCGTGCTGATCGTATTCGCTTCTTGGGTAGCACATACATTCAGATTAAAGAAGGCGGTGAAGCATGAATACATTTGTTGATGCTGCTCGTTCTTTTAGAACTCAATTCGACTTAAATTTTTCTGAAAAAATCATCGTAGATTTCTTTGCTGGCGGTGGTGGTGCAAGCACTGGATTAGAGATGGGGTTAAACAGGCCTGTTTATGTTGCTGTAAACCATAATCCAAAAGCAATTTCTATGCATGAGGCTAATCATCCCCATGCAAAGCATTATGTTCAAGATGTATTTGCAGTAGATCCAATTGATATTTGTGATGGTCATCAAGTCGGTTGGTTTCATGCAAGCCCAGACTGCACACATCATTCGCAAGCTGCTGGCGGACAACCACGTAAAAAAGAAATACGTGACCTTTCTTGGGTTGTTCTTAAGTTTGCAGGCAAAGTTAAACCTGATGTGATCAGTTTAGAAAATGTTAAGCAGATCTTAGGATGGGGACCTTTAATTGCAAAACGAGACAAAGCAACAGGCAGAGTCATTACTCTCGATAAAATTAATATTAATGGCAAAAAGGTAAATCGAATTGCAGAGCCTGGTGAGCGAGTTCCTCGCCACAATCAATTCTTAGTACCAAACCCCAAGAAGAAAGGTAAAACTTGGAAACACTTTGTCCGTAGTCTTGAACAACTTGGTTATGAAGTTGAGTGGCAAAAAAATATTATTGCTGCTGACTTCGGAGCGCCAACAAAACGTGAGCGATTATTTCTCATTGCCCGCTGTGATGGGCAACCAATAGTATGGCCAGAAAAATACTTCTCAAAGAAACCTAAGGGTAATTTAAAAAAATGGCGCTCAACAGTTGAATGTGTTGATTTTTCAGATTTAGGAAATTCTATTTTTGATAGGCCGCAAGGTCCTCTAGCTGATGCAACTCTAAAACGCATAGCTAAAGGTATTCAAAAATATGTCATTGAAACTAAAGAGCCATTTTTTGTTAATTCTGCCACACCTTTTATTGGCCGTGATTTCCGTACAAGTTTTGGTCATGACATACGTGAACCATTAGCAACAACTACAGCAGGTTATGGCGGACATAGTTCTTTAATAAGTCCAATCCTTGTTCCGTTTATTACAGAGTTTGCAAACGCTTCTCAACAGCGGAATTGGTCAATTGATGAGCCTCTATCAACCATATGTGCACAAGTGAAAGGTGGGCATCATGGATTAGTTACTGCCAAGTTGAGCAAAGATAACTATAAGGGCGCTCTTCGTGTTGCTGCATTTTTAATTAACTACTACGGCAATGGAGACGCAAGAAGTATCACTGAGCCAATGGATACGATCACTACTAAAGATCGTTTAGCCCTAGTTACTGTTTGGATCAAAGGTGAACCTTGGGCAATTGTTGATATCTGCATACGCATGCTTAAACCACGTGAACTTTTTAGAGCGCAGGGGTTTCCAGATTCATACGTAATTGAATACGGGAGCGATGGAAAGCCTCTATCTAAAAAAGATCAAGTCTTTATGGTTGGTAACTCCGTTTCTCCATATCCAATGGCTGCCATCGCCAGAGCAAATAATCCATTTATTACGCAACAAATTAAGGGGGCCGCATGAATTATTACCAACACCATATTGGTGACTTTAACAATGCGACTCGCCACCTCAGTTTAATTGAGCGTGCGATTTACCGCGACTTATTAGACATGTATTACGACACGGAGAAGGCGATTGATGCATCAAGCATTGATCGTCTAGCACGTCGTTTGCAATGTACTACCGAAGAGCAAAAAGAAGCTCTCAAATATGTACTTGATGAGTTTTTCATTCTTGAAGAAGGTGTTTATCGCAATAATCGTTGTGAACGAGAAATTGCTGAATATCACGGGAAAAAGAAACAAGCGAGTGAGGCTGGTAAGGCGTCTGCTGCAAAACGTGCAGCGAAAAAGAAAGGCTCGTCCAACAGTGATTCATCAAAAGATGATCAAGCGTCTAACGAAAATTCAACGGTCGTTGAAAATCTGTTAAACGAAGAACAAACGGATGTGCAACCAACCAATAACCATAAACCATTAACCATAAACCAAGAACCAATTATTGATAGTAGTAGTAATACGCGTGGAGAAAATTCGCAATTAACTCCAATTCAATTTGCTCAGTATCAGATCGATGATCACAAGCGTTACTCAATGCGTGAATTCATTTCTGAATACAGCGAGTTTCAATACGATTTCATTTCACTTGCTCAACAAAGATTTGTTTCGGTACCTGAAATCGACTTGAGAACCATGATTCAAAATTTCGGTGACTGGTACTTTGCAAACGAATCAAGTTCGTTGAATACACCAAGCATCTGGTTGGTTAAGTGGTTCTCTTGGGTTCAAAACAACGAGAAACAAGTTGCTGCAAACCGCAAGAAACAAGAGCAAATCACTTCAACCGGTCAAAAACCA